AAAGAGATTGCACTATATAATAAAATCAGTAGACGCAATCATCTCTTATATGGCGCTGCAACATATACACCATATATTTGTAGTGACATGGCAGATGAAGACTTTGATAAGATTGTCAATGCAGGGTTAGGCTCATGGTTTAAATTAGAGAAAGACGCCACAGCTAATGTCCTTGCGACACCCACAGACGCATTGGAAGACATGGATCGTACCATTGCTGCTGGTATTGAAGAAATGGCTCGATTAGGTATTCGAATGTTGACCCCTGAGACTGAGCAATCAGGTGTAGCATTAGAGATACGTAATGCAGCTCAGACAGCCCAGATGGGTTCTCTGAATAATAAGATTAGTCAAACAATGCGACAAATCATCGCATTCATGTTAAATTGGCGATATGGAAAAGAATACAAGGCTTCTGATATACAGTTTGCTCTTTCTGCTGATTTTAATCCAGTACCATTAGGTGCTGATTGGTTGACATTAGCTACCACCTGGTATGAGACAGGTCTCATTCCACGTTCTGTCTGGTTACTACTTCTTAAGCATAATGATATTATTCCTCCAGATTATGATGATGAGGAAGGTCAGGAAGAGATTGCCGAAGATATGGAAAATAGAATGTCACGTGAACGTGATGATTATGCTGAGAGACTTGAACTTGAGACGGATGCTCAGGTTAAAGTGTCGAAAGCAAAACCTAAAGTAAAACCGAAAAAGTAAGGAACACGTATGGCCATTAATGCCAACACTCAGATCTATGATAAGACAATAGATCGCGCAGCAATGATTCGTTTATACGAACGACGCGTCAATGGTAAGGTAGAGTTAATACTCGATGGTCATTCCGTAAGAGTTGACAAGCTTATCAGAGATGCAAAAAGATCAGATAAAGGCTTCGCAGCCCTTAGAGAAGCAATTGATCAAGACATACAGAAAACGTTTAGAGAAGCTTATAATGTTTCTAAACGTTCTCTGCTTGATCTAGCTGGAGATCAATTATCGTATACTTACAATAGTATTGAACGTACTGTTAAGAAGATATGGGAGCCAGCTAAACCACCTCTCTCTATCTCTGAAGACATTGTCCTCAAGAGACCTCTTTACAAAGATAAGACATTAGAGACTGGCTGGAAAAATATTGCAGTTGCAGAACGAAAACGTTTAGAATTAGTGATACGTCAAGGTCTAGGTAAAGGCCTCGATCCTGATCAGATTGCTAATAATGTTAGAAAGACTGCATCTGTTAAAATCTCAAAGTACCATGCACGTGCATTAGTTACAACAGCAATTACCAGTGTACATACACAGGTGGATCATGAAATCTATAGAGCCAATAGTAAAGCCCTTACCGGATGGCAGTATGTTGCAGTGCTCGATTCACGGACAACACCTCTTTGTGCCCACAGAGACGGCACAATTTACCCTATCGCAGATACGAGCCATCTCCCACCGGCCCATTTTAATTGCCGATCTACAACGGTTCCGGTATTTAAATCCTGGGCTGACATGGCATCTCTTGAGTCAGTTGCTCAGGTAAGAAGACGCAATGTCGAGGGTCTTACAAAGAAGCAGATGGCCTTCTATGATGGCCAGACACCTCTTCGTGAAACTTATCACATGTGGTTATCCAGGCAACCTGCTGCAGTTCAGTATAGACATCTAGGTGACTATCAGAAAGTAGAGATGTTTAGGAAAGGTCAACTAGAATTAAAGAAGTTTACGAATGACGAAGGTAATACCATAGGTATTCGTGAACTAAGAAAAATGACTGATTCTGAATATACACTTCCTGGAGATACAACAAAGTTTGCTATAGCAAAAGAAAAACTAGACTCTATGCAACTTTGGGGTGTTACACCTGATGATTATATTAACAACCCTCAACTGCGTAAAACACTTGTTGATTATTATCTATTACAATCACAAGAGTTGAATGGTACATTATCTTTAACTAACTATCGTGGTACGTTAGTAGGTTCTAAGAAAGGTGTTAAGAATCGAGTACTTACTAATCCTCCCAGAGAAGATCAGCTTAAATATAATCCGTTAACCGGAAGATATGATGACGTTAGACTCTATCAACCTAACCATTATGTCTATGAGAATGCCTTGAAATTGATAGACGACAGTGATAAGATACTTCCTCGTGATAAAGCATTTATTAAAACAGTTGTAAATGAACTTGGCGAGAAGATGAGCTTAAATGAGAGAGCTGTAGTAGCCGATAACTTAAGAATCATTTTTGGAAGATTCCGAGAGAATAAAGAACTCTGGACTAACTTTAAAGCTGTTGTTCAGGGACAAATAAAGTTCGATGTAATGAACATCTCTGATTCAATAGAAACACAGATTCGAAAGGACTCAGATGTTCTCAAGAAATTACTACAAGATAATTATATTGATCCTGTACTTGGTCCTTCTCAATTGGACGAATTACATAATACTTTTATTGCTAATATCATGGCGAAGAATAAGTTTGAAGATAAAACTATTCCTAAGATAGCAAGAGAATTGCGTAATATACTAGATACACCTATTGCTAAAACTAACCCTATTATTTGGAAACGATTAAATGATAAATCATTACAGCAATTTTATTTAAAGTTTGCTCATCGATTAAGCATGGCTGATTCACCAGATCTCGATTCCTTTGCTGTTGCATTAGGTAGAGATCTGTACAACCTTGCCAACATAAATGGTACTAGGAATCAATGGTATAAACTTGGAATGGAAATTCTTCATCAGAAGAATGTTAATAAGTTCTTCTCCATAGATACATTCGGTGTACAAAAGCGTCGAATGAAGAGCAGAATGAGTGGTAAGTACTTTGGTCCTTACTACGATACCTTGTCATTCAACATTGTAGTGAAAGATCCACGTATTGTTGAATACGCAAAACTTACTCGTAAAGTAGATGTAGGTCTTCGTGTTCCTTTCTTTGATGAGAAGAATAAATTACTTGTCAGACCTGGTTATAAAACATATTGGATCGATCGAGGTATTCTTGGATATGAAGATACACGTATTCCTATTACATCTACTTCTAGCTTTGGAGAGTTTCCTGAAGAATTCATTGATGAGAGCTTCTCGAAGGCGTTAAATTGGGCTTCCAATGCTAAATATAAAATAGATGAAGACTATTATGATGCAATCAAGCGTCTCCTCTACTTTGAAGATGACAGAGGCAAGGCAAAGCAATATAACGAATTAAATAATTACAGAAAATATATTGCTTCTCGTGGTGATGCTTATGAACGTTTCAAGTCAATGGAATGGTTAAGAAGCAATAATACTGCTTTCTCTAATAATCATTTTATTGACCATCGAGCACGTATCTATGAGCGTGGTTTTATCGGACCTCAGGCGGGAGAAACATTTCGACCTTTCTTGAACACGGCTGAATTAAAGAATTTCAGTCCTGACGATTTTCGTAATTTTCAAGATCAGGTTGGTTCATTTCTCGGAGGTTTGAGTGATAAATTTGAAGGACGTTACAATTCCTTATCGTTTACAGGACGTCAGAAGATTGCTGAAAAATGGCGTCCAGAGTTGGTACGAATCGGTAATCATCTCCTTAGGGGTAAGCCTGCCGACCTACGTGCTGTTCTTGATTCACAAGTCGCTGCCTCAGTAGATGGTGAAGAATTAGGAAAGTTTTATCGGTTAGCTATTGAGGCTGCAAAGCTTGATAAACATCTTCAGGGTAGCTATACTAAGAGATCTTTAGAAAATCTTTATAGCTATAAAACTGGCCTAGCTATGGAGCAAGACGCTTCCTCGTCTGGTGCGCAGATTATTGCATTGACAACTAAGAATAAGCAGCTTGCTGAACTTAGTAATGTTATACCTACAAGCTATAAGAAGCGTCTTTATGACGAAATTGCTGCAGCTACTTTCAATGATCCTCGATTTAAGAAGATTAATGTCAAATTAGGACTAACTGAAAAGGATCTCAGAAAAGCAGCTAAAGCACAGAACATGGTTACGTTCTATGGAGCAGGTGAGAGAACTGGTGCATTAAACGTTGAGACCAAGCTTTCTAAGGTTCTTGAAAAACAAGAGAATGTTCTTGTTGTAAAAGCATCTGAAAGAGAAACAGTATTAGCTGAAATATCTGCAAGAATGGCTCGTTATGAAAAATGGGATCCGGATACTTATACTGAACTGAAAGTTCTCCGTGAGAATGTCAAAGATATCTTTAATAAAGGTATAGATCCAGGCGATGATATATTAGAGCAGCTTTATTTCTTAGATCCTAAGACTCGTGATTTAGTCGAGAAGATGTCTGCTTCTTATAATAAAGTAGTCACACCTGAAGACTTTAAAGTTATCGCAAGTATCATGAGTGAGCATCTTGCTGAGAAGACGCCTATTCTTAAAGACTTCACAAAATTCTTTGGAAGACTTGCAGAAGATTATCTTGCCAATGCCAAACCTTCAAAGAGTGATTTCGATTGGAAGACACTTGCTAAAATCAGCTTGAGAGGTAATAAAGAAAAGGATATCATATTACCTGATAGAGTAAGTGAAATACTTGGATTAAAAGCCAGAGAACCAATCTCCGAAAAGGTATTAAAGCGTTTCGGATTCTGGAAGCCAGATGGTACTTTGAGTCAAATCATATACGGTGTTGAAAATCCAGATACTAGACGAACTGGTGCAAGATATTTCAAGATAGAGATAAAAGTACCTACTCTTGATCTTAAAAAGGCTGCTTTAGGTAAGAATGTAAAGATTTATGAATTCGAGTTGTTCTATGCTAACAAATTACCAAAAAGTTGGACAAATGTTCCTTGGGTAAACTTTGACGGTAAAGTATTGGAACAACATTTTACTCAATCGTTTGAAGAGCGTTTAAACTATAAAGATTCTAATGGTAATTGGATAACCAATATTCTTCAAGTTCCTCAAAAGACAGAAGCATCTTGGTGGGATCAGATGGTAAATGATACGGGTAAGATTAATGATATTGCCGACTTAACCAAAGCAAGAACTGCATTTGCTGTTAATGGAAATCACTCTAATGATGCCACAATCGTAAAGAATTTTCATTTATGGGGTTTAGAAAATAATGTTGAGACTGCAACGATTCATGATGCATTTTTTACCAACATCACGGATATGCTTGCGGGAAGGAGAGCTCTCAAGCAAATATATGCTAAGAATCTTGATGCAGATGTCATTAAGAATGTATTAGATGAAATGTTAGCTAGAGGTTTCCCGAAGAAACTCTACGACCAATATATGAAAGAAGCTATTGAGAAAGGCTTAATTCCTGTTCCTGGAAAGTCTAAGATTGGTGAAAGAGTTCTGACCGAGAAAGATATACTAAAAGCTGAAGATATTTTACGTGATGCGGCAGAAGATTTTATGGATGATTACGGATGGTACGGAGTCGGTTAAACGAACCCGTTAAATTAACCCAGGTGTGAAATGAATTTTCACAATGGTTTTTAAACAATAAAGATTGTATCTTTATTTAAAATGAGCTGTGCTCAAAGGTAACGTCATGCCAGATTCGAATGTTGATGAGAACAAGAATGTTGATGAGAACGTTGATGATCAAAATAAGCCTAATAAACCAGATGATGATCTGATTGAAAAGCTTGTTAGCGATCGAGTGGCTGAAGCTCTTAAGCCTATAAAAGATAAACTTAATAAGGCTTATACTGCTAAAGAAGAAGCTGAACGTAAAGCTACTGAATATGAGAAAGAAAAGCGAGAAGCTGAATTAGCTCGCCTCAAAGAAGAAGGAAAGCACAAAGAAGCGTATGAAATGCAACTTGCTGCCGAGCGTGCAGAACGTGAAAAGCTGGAACAGCAGAACATTGAGCTAACCAGAAATAACGATGTACGCATTGCCCTTGCCACATTAGAATTTCGAAATGAGAAAGCTGTAGAAATGGCATTCTCAGAAATCGTGGGACAGCTTGTCAGAGATGACAAAGGGAAATGGGTACACCGCTCAGGCATATCCGTGAAGGATTTCGTTAAGGCATTTGCAGACGATAAAGAGAATTCCTTCTTATTTAAAGTGAAAAGCAATTCTGGTTCTGGCGGAAACGGACCTAAACAAAAAGCTGATGGTGATTCTGAGGAAACCTCTGTTTTCAAGAAACCTCAGGATGATCTACTTAAATCAATTGCAGAAGGTAAGTTCCGAAGAGGAGCACCTTCTTAACAAAGGAAAAATTAAATGGGTGCTAATACTGGTGTAACTGGCGTAAGTTCGTTCCAGACTGGAGCTGAGACTTATGTCCTACAGGAAGCCATTGGTGCATATACCGATGAAGCTTATACTAATGCTAGAAAGTTGTCGGGTACAGGTATCGTAGGTTCAAATCCTCAGATCGATACTGGTACTGAGACATTTATTGGTCAGATGCGCTGGTTTAAGCCGCTGAATCCAGTAATCAATATTGCCTCGTTAACTGACAGCACTGCTGGTACTAAGACTAATTTCACGTCTGAGTACATGCGTTATATCAAGACTGTGCGTACGCATGGTGCAGAGAAGGTCAACATCAAGCAGGTTGTAACTCAGGTTGACGGTCTTGCTAAGGTTGGTCGCGACTTTGCTGAGACGCGTGCACAGGATGAGCATAACTCGCTTCTGGCTGTCCTTAAGGGTGTTGCTATCTCTGAGGCCCTGAATGGTGCTTCATCTGGTAGCGGTGCCACAGGTCTCGGTGGTCAGACTTTCGACAACGATCCTGCTGATAAAAAGTATGGTTTCTATGTCGATTTAGGTGCAGCTAGCATCCTAAACAAAGTCGGTTATCAGGTTGACGGCACTACAGCAAATGCTGCTTACGTTGGTGCACAGCGTGCAGAAGGCTTCCTTGCTGCCTTTGGTAAGGCATTTAAGGACTACGAGCCTGACTATGCGTATCTGATTACTTCTCCAGAGATAATGGCCTCTTTACGCTCTGCAAATCTTGTTGATTCTACCAAGGTTACAGAGGGTAATATCGACTTTAACACGATCTTCGGTGGTAAGTTCCGTCTTATTCAGACTCGTGCCACCCAGGGTCTTAGCACAACTGAGTTAGATAGAATTAATGATGGTCCTGGTGTCAACATTGTTGGCACAAAGACAAGCTATCTTGTACTTCCTGGTGCTATTGCTATGTCGTCTCTCGCCGTTCCTAATGACATTGAGATCACCCGTGACGGTAATGCGTACAAGGGTGGCGGTGTAACCTCGATTTGGTATCGTTGGGGTTATGTGTATGCTCCAGCCGGTTATGACTGGGTTGGTGCAGAAAACGTATTCCCAAGTGATGCTGATTATATGGCTGTTAAAGAGTCCACTGTTCAGAAGGCTCTCGCGAGCGTAACTGACAACACTGGCTCTACCAATACAGTTGGTGTCTGGAATCGTAAGTTCTCCTCGGCATTAAGCTTAGGCATTCTGCCAATCTTCCATTCGTAATAATAGGTAAACTTATGGCACTTGTAAAGGGAACCAACTCATACGTGTCTCTTGAAGAAGCTCTCATTTACTTCTTGGATCGTATCGATGTTGATGCTTGGACCGCTGCAAGTGACACTCAAAAAAGTCAGGCTTTGGTGACAGCTACTTCCATCCTAGATGGGATAGATTGGACTGGAGCAGCCATAAGTGAAACTCAGGCTTTAGCATTTCCCAGAAGTGGTACGTACTATGATCCTAAGATTGGAGCAGATGTTACGTTATCAACAATCGTGCCTGCTAGAATAGTTAGAGCAGCATGCGAGTTAGCTTACCATCTATTAAACAATGATGGTCTTCTAGATAACTCAGGTTCTGTTAGTGATATTGAAGTTGGAAGTATTAAACTTAAAATTAAGACGACTCCTAGTACGCTACCCTCTGTGGTTTTGAATCTGATCAAGCCACTACAAATCAACGGCGGTGCACGCAATTGGTGGAGGAGTAATTAATGAGCTATAAAGCACTAATTAATAGAAATATAAAAACGGCTTTTAGACTCATTAAAGATTTAGCGGAAGATGTTACATTAACAAAAAAGCTTACATCAGATTATAACTTCAATACTCAAGTCTCTAGTGAAACAACACAAACAATAAACACTAGAGCTGTAATAACAGATTCTGATAAAGTATCTGAAGATCATAACGTTGTTAAAAAGGTAATGATGTTTATGACGCAAGACATAAACAATATCACTGCTTATGACTCGGTGTCTGTAAATTCTCTTGTGTATAAAATTGGACCACTTATTAGATCAGACAACTATATAACAGTAGTTGAAGTCTACAAGGAGGTCTGATGGGTAAATATGCACAAGTTGATTCTAACATTCTAGCATTATTTGGTACAAGCAAATGGGTAGCTGAAAACATAAAAACTTATCCGGAGAACTTTATCAAGATAGGAACTCCGGAAGAGTTTATTAGAGTGTCAATTATTGCAAGTGGAAATGGTATTAACCTAAAATCTGTTTCTGGAATATTATTAATAGATATATTCACTAAAGCAGGAGATGGCCCTAAGAGACCATCTACCATTGCAGATAAATTGGATTCTTATCTATCTGGCAAATCCTTAAGTGCTGTCTCTGGTACTGTCGTTCAATTCCAGTCCAGCACTATAAGTAGAGGAAAGGTAGATATTGATAATTCCGCGTTGTTTCATAAAACTTACACGATTCCATTCAATTATTTCGAGGTTTCCTAAATGACTCACATTAGTTCAATCGGTGCAGGCTTATATTCCGATCTGTCGGTAGCTATGCCGCTAACTCCGCCAACTTTCTCAGGCTTGGATACAGATTCAGAGTTTCATGCTCTATTTGCAACCAAGATTGAATCGATTGGTGGTACTAAGGCTGCTAACACTTTCGTACAGGTAAAGAATGTTCGTGAGTTCCCTGCAATGGGTACTCCTCCGAATATCGTCAATGTGCCAGTATACGGTTCTAAGAC